TGGACCCACCTCTTGTTGAGTTGGACTTTCTAGTAACTCACGGCTATTTAAAGACTCTCCCTCCGTAAGTTTTTCTTCAGGTACAGTACGGTATCGACTAGGATCAGTTTCTACCGGAATAGACCCCATAGCTTCAGCCATTTGGGCATCGAGACTGTCTTCGGCTGCACCCCCCGTGATAGTCGAATCTGAATTAGAACTGTCAGTAGTAGAAGACTCATCAAAACGAAAAGAACTTGAGGGTGGGTTTATTGCTTGAGGAGGAAAATCTTTTTCACTTCCTCGCCGTGGCCGTGGTTCAGGAAGTGGTGGTATAGGTTTTGGCTGAGATATTTCGTTGTTGTAATGTTTTATTCTAGCTTCTCTGTCTTTATCTGGCCCTTTCCAATGATGGTCAAGCCAAGCGTTTTGATACGATAAAGTGCCACTTGCAAGGTCTGCTAATTTAAAGTCAGGATCTTCTTGCTTATCGGCATAAAATATTTCTGTTTGAAGTTCTCTAGAGAGTTTTGTAAAGTCAGGATTGTTAGGGTCAAAGTTTTTGCTTTTTAATTCTCTAGCGTAGCTTTCAGGCATAGTTAAATTATTTTTATCTAAAAATCTCTTATATCTATTAAACGCAGTTTTTGCCCCCTGCGGCTTTTTCGAACCAGCTTGCATCTCATATTGATAAAAGCCTCGTCCTGGACCGCCGCCTTCTTGACGTACATTTTCATTGTTAGACTCTACCTTAGAAACTATATCAGCAAATTTTTCTAAGGCATCTCCTATTTTGTTAGTACGAATTCTTTTAATTGCATCTAAAACTTGAGACATATTTAACCCCTCTTAGCTTTTGTTTGAACTTCAACTTTCATATTTTTCATTTTATTTAACAAGCTGCAAGCGCCCTGCGCTCGATATAATTCTTTTTCATCATCGGACTGTTCTAGTATCCTGTAATACTCTTTCTTCTTTTCATCTAAATAGATATCCATTAACTGTTGAAAATCTGGTTTATTGACTAAAACTAGAACATCTTTCATTATTAAGCACTACCCGCCTGATTTTGTTGGAGCATTTGAATAAGTTGTTGTTCTGTTATACCGCCTTGACCGGAAGGTTGCTGTTGAGGAGCCTGTGTAGGACCACCCCCAGTAGGTGCTCCCTCTTCTCCGGGTACCGGTGCTTGTCCTACACCGATTGTTCCTCCTCCAGTACCCATAGCGTCTTGTCCAACAGCTACCTGAGATTGTTGGGGAGGAGCGTTTTCCATAGCTTGCTTCTGCATCTGTTGAAGCAGCAGGGCTTGTCGGAAGGCTTCCTCGGGATTGTTTGTGACCTTATCCATATCGAGATCCATAGTCGCTGCAATCTCGCGCATAATGTAAGGGAACTTCGCAAAAGGAGCAAGAACAGGGTTACTAGCAATCTGTAGGAAGCTGATAAGCCGCTGAGAACGTACCTCGTTCTGCATAAAGCTTTCTGTGCCTCGTGCTTTAACTTCCAGATCCCCTTTAATCTCAGGATCAAAATCAAACTGCATATTCCAAGCGTATAAAGCTTCACCTAACGGACGTAATAAATAATCGTCAATATTTTTAACAACAGTGCGAATAGAGTTACTAGCTGCTCCCATTAGCATGGAGATACCTGAAGCAGTACGACCGGTACCCATCACGCCTGTTTGGCCATATGAATACGAAGGCAAACCAGACGACTCGTCAGCTAGAACCCGAGCTTTGTCGAATAATAACATATTTTCAGAGGAGACGTTAGGAAATTTTGTACCGAAGATAGCCTGTCCCGGAGCGCCCCCTTGACGACGGAATACCTTACCAGGGTAAACATTTAAGTCCTGTCCTGGTGCTAGATTGGTTTCATCTACTTCAATAAGGAGGTTTCCAGATAGAACCGCGTTATCCACGGCCATACGCATAAAACCATTCATAAGAGTCTGAGTGTCATCCATATTTTCAGCAAGACCGATACCAAAGAAGCTGTAAGGATTTAACTCATACGGCGAAGCGACATAAGGAATACGTGCAGGTGTGAAGGGGTTAATTACAAAACGTAGTACTTTACCATTACAAATCCAACAGTTAATCTGTAGTTCATCAGTATCTTCATACTCTTTTGGTATCTCGATATCTTGTGACTCAGCCACCTTGCGATCAATGGTACCCCAAAATTCTAATACTTCAAAACGATCTACGCCGCCGCTACCTGTTACGGAATTCTCTGAACCAAACTCGGAACTGATCTGGTTATCGTTTAGATCATCTTCCCACCATTCACGAGTGTAGTTCTCGCCTTCTTTAACGGCTTCTTCAATAGCTGACGGGCGGAAGTAAGGACGCTTCTTTAACTCGCGTAGCTGGGATCGTGTATACCGATGACGCTCGATAACATAATTACATTCTTCCATGTTGTAAGCGTCTGGATCAGGATAAAAATCCCAGACAGATACATGCTCTACCCGTGGAACAGTTTTAATAATTGGATCATACTCACCGGTATCTGTCCAGTTTGCATATTCTTTATCGTAAGCAAACGGGCCTTTCATAATACCGGTTCCAAACAGAACTGATTCAAAGCAAGTATGACGAAGATGCTTAGTAGCAGAAGATTCCTCTAGCTGGTCCTTAATTTTCTTTTCCATCTTTTTAGCAGCTTCTTGAGCAGGATGGAAAGTTACGGCAGAAGGAGTAACGCCAGGGCCTTCTTCTAAACCTTCTAGTTCTTTTAGATCTTCTTTCAACGGACCTAAGCGTTCTTGTAGAGAATTTGATGTATCACCGGGCTGAAGATCTCGACCATCACCCGGATACCCATAAATACTTTCGATTTGTTTCTCTACCATATCCTCAGCTTCAGCTTGCTTCGGATCTACGTGGGCAGTATCTACGACACCTTCGGGTAGAGTAGTCGGTTCAATGCTTAAAGGGAATCGGTTTTGACTTAGAAGAACATCAATAAGCTGGCCGTATGCAGCTAAAACTTTAGTCTTGGTAACCTTAATAAATACACGAGACTTTTCAGCCTCTGTGAATTGAACATCAGGACCGTATAAACCTCGGTAGTTTCGGTATGCTCGTAGCCACCGATCTTCGTCTGTGTAGCGACGATCTTGGGCGCGATTATACCGTGATTCGATATAACTTACAAGACTATAGTAAGAAGAATCGTCTAGTCCGGCCTCGTCATCTAACACAACAATATCAGTTTTATCTACCATGTTTTAATATCCAAATACGTTGTCGCTAGGTTTCCAGCGTCTTTTAGGTGTATTTTCATACGCAACTCTAACATTAGAAGGTCGAGATTGTATCATGTATCGCAGAGCGTCGTATAAGTGATCTTCTGATTTAGTATCTACATCTTCTGGATTACGAGGATCAATAGGAATTGATGCTAGTTGACTTATTAAATTTCTACAGTTATCTAGGATTCTAATCCCTGGCTCACCTGTGTCTTCATCCACCGCTAATCTTTTGTGCAACTCAATCTTTCCCGCGACACGAGAACCTGGAGATCTGTCTGAAGGTCTAAACCTACACCCGGTTGCATTAAGAGCCTCGGCAATAGATGGTCCTGTATCACCACGTTTAGCCCAACACGAGCTATCTAATAACGCATCTTGAATCCTACCGTCACTTGCTTCTGTTTCTCGAATAAGTTCCCCGAGTTTATCAGCAGTTAAACGGTTAACATATAACTCCCTGTAAATCCACAGACACCCGTCAAAGTCTACTGCGCCCCAAAGGACACCTGAATGTGCCGCGTAACCAAAGTCCGCTGATCTGATTTTCGTCCACCCATGAGGAATCTCAAAAGATGGTACCACATGCGTCTCTTTGTCAAAGTCTGGAAACGCTCCGTCGTCAACTGCATCCCAATCACCATATAAGAATTGTTTTCTTTTTACCTCTGGCAAAGAAGCCAGCATAGAAATATAACTAGAGTCTTGTGTTAAGTACGGATTATCCCAAACAGAAGCCGCAATAAACTTACGAGTGATCTCAGAAGTTAAGGTCTTCCCCTCAACCTCATATTCAACTTTCTCTGTAATTTTCGTGCCAGCCTCAGCCGGATCGATGAACATCTTTTTAACCCACGCAGAACCGATATTTCCTGGGTTACCAGTCGCACGCATATGCAAAGGAAGACTTGGGTCAGTAGTTCGTAAGGACGAACGAAGAAAATGCCATACATCCGGGCTAGCATATTGCGGCAACTCGTCCACACCAATCCAGGAATAGGACTGACCTTGGTAACGTAAAACGTCTTGAAGGTTTTCACAATAACCGAATTCAACTCGTGCTCCACTTGGAAAGTACCATGTATTTTCTTGGCTCTTAAACTTTGCTTTTGGTTCGATCTTCTTATAAATCTGTTGAGTTTGGAAAATAACATCTCTTAATTCAGGCATCGACCTACGAATTAGTAGCGCACGATGCACTGGGTTATGGATAAACCGTAACGGTGCCACTAAGAGGGAATAAGTTTTACCCCCGCCTCTCGCACCTCCATAAAAAACTTCACGTTCTGTCGCGGATAGAAAGTCGGTTTGTGGGCCAGGATTAGCCTGAAAAGCAATCTCTCTATCTTGAACTACTTGGTCTGAAAAGTCTACACCAGTATCGACAGCATGTGGTTTTGTCTTTTTGACGGCTCGCTGTAGCTTTCGCTCTGCGATTCCATGTTTGATTCTGCTTTGTCTTTCTTGATCTTTAAGATCTTGTAATCGTCTTTGTTCAGCAGTAAGACCGCGTCTCCGCTTCTTTCTACGTGTCTCAAGTTCTTCGGGTGACCATGCGATCTTATGAAGTCTGGTTGCCGATAATTTTCTACCTGTTTCATTCTCAAGCCATGCTGCAACCTTGCGGATAGGTTGATTGCCTTCTCTAATTTGTTCGACCGCAATCTCCAATTTATCCATAGTAGGATTATGAGGTATGTACTCTTTTCCAACAATGTCATAGCCATAAGGTAATCTACCTCTTGCTGGGATTGGTTTACGATCTAAATGTCTGGCTTTATTCTGAGGCATATTTAATATTTTAAACTCATTAGACCATCTTTTTTTGGATAGCCCCCTTGATTAAAAAATCTAATACTTTTATTTTCTTTTGTGTCAAGTCCTGTTTCAGGATCTATACCTCCCACACGAACTCTTAATTTTTTTAGTTGTTCTCTTGTAGGTTTCTTAACATTTTTAGCAAGTACTAACGGACCTACTTGAATAACTTCTTCTGCTTCAAATACAGGCATACCTGTTTCTTTATTATAAAATTGAGATTGCCTATAAGGGTTCATACCCACTTGAGTCCATTTAGGATCTTTATTTTTAATAATATCTAAAGCTTTTGTCCAAGTTTCTTGTGGGTCACTATTATAAAAATCTCCCTCGATTCTACCTATAGTACTTTTACCAGTATTTCTAAAACCACTTTTTGAAG